TCTGTTGCCGCTGTCAATGCAACTTTGGTTGTCAATCCATCTAACTTCACCGCCATTTTCACTGCCCCACATTCGGCAGATGGATATGGTGCCGCCCTCGTTTTCAAGAGCGTTGTTAATAGTGGTATCGATATTAATGGCATAGCTGCCCCTTATCTAGCTACTACATTTGGTGTTTATGTTGACTCATTCAATGTTATTGGATTACGTCTTGGTGCTCAGAATGAAACAGTAGAAGGTAATGCGGAGTTTGGTTGGTTAACCAAGTTCAATGCAGGTTTGCGAGCACTAGGCGCAGCCGGAGGCGTCTTGGTCGGTGATGTCACCGGATTAGCCATTAACAACACTATAAGTAAACTTCAAGGTAATACGTTATTGGCTTCATCGCCAACTCTAGACGATGGTTTGCATTTTGATGGAACTAATTGGGTAAGCGGCCCCGTTAATGCTGCCCAAGTCCAAGGTATCGACATTGTGATTGCTAGCCTTTCAGGCCATGATGTTTTGATGTATAATCAAATTAGTGGACATTGGGAGAACTCTCAGATTATAATGGGCGGGGATGTAAATCTTGCCGCCCAAAACTGTTTGGTTGTTGCCATTCAGGGGCGTTCCATTTCCAACGCAGCCCCATCTAATAGTCAGTCACTAACCTGGAATAGCGGTATTAACAAATGGGAACCTGGTTATCCAGATATCGCTGGAGATGTCACTGGAAATCTAGCAGCTACTACCGTTGTCAAACTACAAAACCGTAATATGTCTTCGTCTGCACCACCAGATGGATATGTTCTAACTTGGAGTTCTGCCCATAATCAATGGGAACCAGAATTGGTTGGAACCGGCTCTAGCCTTCTGGCTGGAGACGTTACTGGATTCAGTTCCAACAACACGGTTGTTAAACTACAAAATAGAGCAGTTGCATCGACAGCCCCATCCGATAAAGATGTTTTGACCTGGGTTGCTGGCAGTAGCGACTGGGAACCAAAACCAGGTATCATATGGGGAGAAGACTTAGTCTATTCCACCAACACTGCACAATATGTCAGTAACATCACTGGTCATGTTGGAATCTGCACCATAGGCCCAAGTGGCACTTATGCTGCTGGAGATTTTACTTTCGTTGGTCAACCAAATGGTGCACTTAATAGCACGCTTTACATCAAAGGCGGCCCTCATTCATACGAATTACCAAATACATTAGGCACTCAAAGCATTGCGGTTATTGGTGGTGATACTTCATGGTCAGGTGCCCCAGGTAATGCCACACTTATGGGCGGTTCTGGTTTTGATGACGGATACTCGGAAGCCGCTACGAATGGTGGTAATGTCTATATTAAAGGTGGAACTGGATTTAGCAACATAGGTACCTATTCTGGTGGCCATATCTTCGTCATTACTGGACAAGCTAATGATGTTAGTACGGATAATGGAACTATTTATTTCCAGCATCAAGTCCCTTCTCCATCAAGCACTGTTAATACATTTGCTACCTTTGCTTATACCCATATTGAACTTGATCCACTAACAACCAGCGCCGCTTCTGGTATCAGCCTCAGTTCTGGAACTGGTGGAATTTCAGCGTTCACCAATGGTAGCGTCAGCATTACTGGACAGTCAGTTGCTCTTCAGAGTCAGGCTGCCCTATTAACTCTTGATGGTAAAACCGAAGTTCGTGTTCTTGTTAATGGAACTAATCAAGTTAGATTTATTGGTGGCAATGAAGTGGCTTTTAATGGAGCTACAAGTGATTCTATTATCTATCAAGATAGTAGTGTGTCGTCTGGTAAAGCTCATTCTTTCATTATCAATGCACAAGATGGAGCTGGAACTGCTGATGCTGGAGATTTGATTCTCACATCTGGTAGTAAGACCAGCGGTTCAGGCGTTGATGGTAATGTAATATTGGCAACTGGAGGCAATATTGGGTCGGGCTATACCACCAGATTTACAGTTACTCCAGTCCATATCGTTGTATCTTCATTGGCCGGTTTTGGTGCAGGTTATGTAACTACTGATAACTCTGGTGTATTAGGTTTTGCAGCCACTGCAACTCCAGGCGGTAGTGCTGGTGGAGATCTCTCCGGTTCTTATCCAAACCCAACCGTTGCCAAAATCAATGGCACCTCTGTCCCAGCTACTCCAACACCTAGCCAAACTCTAGTTGCTGTTTCGGGCTCCGCTTCTGTTTGGCAATTTCTCACTGATGCTAGCATCTCCGCTACAGCAGCTATTGCTGGCTCTAAAATCACCCCTAATTTTGGTATCCAAGCACTATCCGCTGGAACTACCAATGTAGGCGCTCTAACTTCTGGCACGGCCATTATTGGAGCTTCCAATTCTGGAAATATGATTACTGGTGGTCTACAGTTAACCATTAAGACATTCGCTACCTCCGGTACCATTGATACGTCAACTAAAGATATGTTGATCTACTCTGATACTTCAGGTGCCCCACAAACTCTAACTCTACCACCTCCAACTACTGGTAGAATTCTTATCATCAAAGACAAGAAACAGACTTTCTTCACCAACAACTTGACTCTGGCTCGTTCAGGTTCTGAGAAGATTGATGGCATTGCAGCTTCATTAGTACTTAGTATCAATAACCAAGAACTCATTCTAACCTCTGATGGTGTGGATTGGTATACTCAGGGAACTGGTGGAGCAACTGGCGTAGCTAGCGGAGACCTCTCTGGTTTCTATCCAGCCCCAACTGTTGCCAAGATTCAAGGCAATACAGTTCAAGCTCTCGCCCTATCTGCCCTACAAGATGGTTATGTTTTAACCTGGATTAATGCTAATTCTGAATGGGAAGCAACTCCGCTTAACAGCAGCACTGTTAATGCCATTGGTACAATAAACGGACAAACTAAGTCTTCTGATGGTTTGGTTATCTCTGGTCATAGCCTATATGCACAGACTGCTGATGCCAGTTTTCCAGGTCTAGTGTCAACTGGTACTCAAACATTTGCTGGAAATAAGACTCTATCTGGTTCTACCACGCTTTCGGCTCTGGGTCTCGGATTAGTCCATTCCAGTTCGGGAGGGGTTCTAACCTCTAGCCTATTAGTCAATGCCGATGTTGACGCTGCCGCAGCTATTGCTTACAGCAAACTTAACCTCTCTAATTCCATTGTCAATGCCGATGTTAATACATCCGCTGCAATTGCTGGAACCAAGATTGCTCCAGCTTTCGGCTCTCAAAACATCTCTACATCTGGTACACTCACTATCTCTTCTCTGGGATTGGGGGTTGTTCATTCCAGCTCTGGTGGGCTGTTCTCTTCCAGCCTAATTGTCAATGCTGATGTCGATGCTGCTGCTGCCATTGCCTATAGCAAGTTGAACCTAACTAGCTCTATTGTCAATGCCGATGTCAATGCCTCGGCCGCTATCGTCTATTCTAAATTATCTCTCTCTAATTCTATCGTTAATGCAGATATTAACGCTTCGGCCGCCATTGTCTATTCTAAACTATCTCTATCCAACTCTATCGTGGACGCAGATATCAATTCTGCTGCTGCCATTGCAGTTAGCAAGTTGGCGTCTGGTACAGCTAACCAGGTTCTAATCAGCAATGCTACCCCAACTCCAGCCTGGACAACTTTGTCTGGGGATGCTACCAATGTACTTGGAGTATTGACAGTTGCTAAGATCAATGGAGCTTCTGTTCCATCCGCGGGCTCTCTAACTACTGGAAATGTCTTACAAGTTACTGGTTCATCTGCACTTGGATATGCCGCTGTCAATCTTGCTGGTGGTGCTAACTTCGTCACTGGTACTTTGCCAAATACTAATCAACAGAGCCAGGCTATGGCCGGTGATGTCACTGGCTCTACGGCTTCAGCTACCGTTGTTAAATTGCAAGGTTTTGATATTGCCACAACTACTCCAACTGATACTTATGTATTGACTTGGGTTGCTGGAACCAGTAAATGGACGCCGGTAGCATCTGCCACTGGAAGCTCTATCACTTGGGCCAATGACCTGGCTGGTTCAACCGATACTCATCAGTATGTAGCCGCTATCTCTGGCAATAACAATGCTGGTGGCACTATCCCAGTTAATGCAACTGCCCTACAGTTTGCCATTGGTCAGTCTACACCATTAGTTGGACAGGCAGATCAAACTGCTGGTTCTACTGCCGGTCAAAATTTTACTATCCAAGCACAGAATGCCACCGGTTCGTCTTCTAATGGTGGAAACCTATTCTTAAAGGCCGGAACCGGAACTGCAACTGGTGGTGCTGTAGTTTTCTACGCAGGCGGTACCAATCGTGCTCAAGTAGATGCATCTGGTATATTCAGAATCAATGGACTGTCTACCGGCATTGCTCACGTCAGTTCTAGTGGAGATTTTAGCTCTAGTGCCATTGTCAACGCTGATGTCGATGCTTCCGCAGCCATTGTCTATTCTAAACTATCTCTATCTAACTCCATCGTTAATGCAGATGTTTCTACTTCTGCCGCAATCGATGTTTCTAAATTGGCCGCCGGAACTGCTGCCCAATTCTTACTCAATAACTCTACACCAACTCCAACCTGGACAACGCTATCAGGTGATGCCACAGTTTCTTCTTCCGGTGTAGTAACTGTTGCCAACCTAGCTGGTGATGTCACTGGTGCCATTGGTTCTAACACCGTAGTTAAACTACAAGGTCGTGCCGTTGCTTCCACCACCCCAACTGATGGCTATGTACTTACTTGGTCTGACTCTGGTAACAACTGGTTCCCACAAGCTACCGCTCAAACTATCGTCGATGGACAAGATTTTGCCTTCTCTAATACCTCATCCGATATTTCTGGCTATGATAATCTATATGATTGGGCCTCTGGTTCTGAAGGCGATCTAACTGCCGTTGCCAACAACAATAGCGTTTTAATCAAAGCCTTTGCCACTCCAGTGGGCGCCCCAGAAGTTCAGGTCATCCCAGCCGGCTTATGGGAATTCAATTTCTACGCTTATGCCAGCCTAACTGGCGCCTTCACCACCGATATAGCCTTCAAGGTTTACCGTCGTGATGTCAGCGGCACTGAAGTATTGATGTTTACGGCCACCAGCGCCAATATCCAAGTTACATCTGTTCAATTGTATACTCTACTCTACAATATGACGGCTGACACTTATGTTAATCCAACTGATAGAGTTGTAGTTAAAGTATATGGTGAAACTACCAATATCGTAAATACGACAGTTCACTTTGTATTTGATGGAGCTACTCATCCATCTATTGTCAGAACTCCAATTGCGGGAGATGCGGTCAATTTAGGTGGAGACCTATCTGGTACTACATCAGTAGCAACTGTCATTGCACTTAGGGGTAAAACTCTAGATTCATCTCTCGCCAGCCTGGGTTCTAGTCAAGATGGCTACGTTCTAACTTGGGTTAATGGTTCATCTGATTGGCAAGCTCTACCACAAACTGGTGGTGGAGGCGGTTCAGGTGTCACCACCGTTGGAACCGTTGATTCTCAAACTAAATCGGCTAATGGTGCTGTCATTGTAGCTACTGCGATCTATATGCAGACGGCCGATGCAACACACATAGGTTTAGTATCTACTGGAACTCAATCTTTTGCAGGTGACAAAACTCTATCGGGCGCCACTACTCTATCTGCCCTATCTACTGGTATTGTACACTCTGGTTCTGGTGGTGCATTAACTTCTAGTCTAATTGTAGATGCTGATGTCTCTAGTTCTGCTGCCATTGCAGTTGCTAAACTAGCGGCTGGTACTTCCGCTCAGATCTTGATGAATACCTCTACACCAACTCCAACCTGGACAACTGTCTCTGGTGATGGTAGTATTGGTGCAACTGGTGTTCTACAAGTAGACATTGCTAGAGGCTTAAAGTCAGCTACTACCACTGTCTCTGTCAGCGCAGCCACGGCCCCTTCTTCTGGTCAAGTTCTGACTGCTACCTCTTCTACCGCAGCTACCTGGCAGACTCCAAGTTCCGGTGGTATTACCGCTCTAACTGGTGATGTCACAGCCTCGGGCACAGGCTCAGTAGCTGCCACCTGCGTAGCCATCACTGGTGGTTCTGGTGTGGTCAACATTGCTTCTACTGGCAATATCTTAACTTGGGCTGCCGCTACTACGGCACCAGGCATTGCTCATACCGCCCCAAGCTCGGGTTCTGGTGCTGGTACAGCCGCTGCCAATATGTTGTTAGGCTCTCAAACTGGTGGAGCAACCACTGGTTCAGCTACCACTGGTGGCGTTGGTGGTAATCAAACTATCGGCGCTGGAACAGGTGGTTCTGGCTCAGGTGGAACTAATGCCAATGGTGGAGCTGGTGGCAACGTCATTCTAACTCCAGGTGCTGGCGGAGCTAAATCTGGTTCTGGTGTGGTAGGTGTTGGTGGCGTCATTCAGTTGAATGGTTCCCAGCAAGTGGTTGTCTCTTCTGGTAAAACTGCCAATTATACGGCTGTCAGGGGCGACCATCTAGTTCTAATTGGAACTCTAACATCTTCCATCACCATTACTCTACCAGCCTCGCCTGTAACAGGTGACCATTACAAAGTTAAAACCGGCCCATCTTGCTATCAGTTCGTTAGAAACGATGCAGGCACGTTAACCACAGTTGGTTATACGGTTACTATCACGCCATCTTCTGGCAACATAGATGGACAGACAAGCTGGATTCTATCCACACCATATGCCTCTGTAGATGTGGTCTACACTGGTTCTGAATGGAGTATCGTATAATGAGTTTCGAGGGACAAATTTTCACACCACCACCGACAGCATCTTGGAACTGGTTCAACCAGTCTTCTGGGACTGCTACTACCTCTAAACAGAATGCTATCAACCTATATGTGGCTAAACACGGTTCAGCTAATACCGAAGGTGTCTCTGGTTATTACCGAACTGCTCCCTCAACTCCATACACCATCATTATGAATTTAGTTTATAATTCAGTTGATATCAATGCCACTACAGGTAAATTTGCTACTTGTGGCCCTGGCTTTACCGATGGCACCAAAGTCATCTTTTTGAATCCAAGAGTCTTTAACTCTGGCTATAGTTTGTATGTTACTTATTTTAGCAATTCCACCACTTTAGCTAATGAAGATTTCACTGATGCTCCAGCTACCGCAACGGCTCATCCCTGGGCTGCCAGCCAGTGGTGGATGATTCGAGATGATGGAACCAATATCTATTTCTATATTTCCGAAGATGCTCAAGAGAATGGTTCATCTTGGGTTAAGGTGTATAGTCAGGCCAGAACAACTAGACTGACACCAAGTTCAGTAGGCTTCTTTTTTAACGGCAGAGGTAATGCAGATATTAACTGCACCTTGAATAGCTGGCTAAGTCTGGGAGTATAAAATGAGTTACAAAGGCCAAAAACTAGTCCCACCTCCAACTTCAGGTTGGTCTTGGTACAATCAGCAATCTAGCACAGCTACTACCATTGATAACAATGCTATTAACTTCTATACGCCTAAACACGGCTCCGCCAATGCTGATGATACTACTGGTTATTACCGCACAGCGCCATCTACACCTTATACTATCATTGCCAACCTTACTTACAATGGTGTAGATAGAAACTCCACTACTGGTTTAGTACTAACACCTGGATTAGGCTTTAGCAATGGAACTACTTCTAGTTACATCAATCCACGTATCTATGATACCGGCTATGGACTTTGTGTTACTTATTGGAGCGTTCACGGAACAGCCAACTCTAACGATTTTAACGACCAACCAGCCACTGCTACACCTTATCCCTGGTCAACTACTCAGTGGATGATGATTAGAGACGATGGCACTAATGTCTATTATTATATGAGCAATGATAATCAAGAGAATGGTAAGAGCTGGGTTAAAATATTGAGCTATGGTAGAAATGTCTATGATATCAAGGCTAATGTAGGTGTCTTTTGGAATGGTCGTGGCAATGTAGATATCAATTGTACTATTAACAGTTGGCAAGTATTGGCGGTCTAAATGAGTTATGACGGTATGCAGTATACTCCACCACCGACATCTGGTTGGAGCTATTACAATCAATCTTCTACTACAGCCACCACTATCAATGGTAGCGCTATCAATTTCTATATGCCAAAGCACGGTTCTGCTGGTGCTGATAACTTCACTGGCTATGTCAGAACGGCCCCATCCACACCTTACACCATCATCGCTAACGTCACCTATAATGCCGTTGATATCAATGCGACTACTGGATTAATTCTAACTCCAGGTTTAGGCTTTACCGATGGAACATCTGCCACTTGGACTAATCCACGTATTTTTGAAACGGGATATAGTTTAACTGTTCTATATGCGGCCAATTCAACAGCGGGCAGTGCTAACGTCTTCTCTGACCGTCCAGCTACCGCAACAGCTTACCCTTGGCCCCTTACTCAATGGTATATGATTCGCGATGACGGCACCAACGTTTACTATTATATAAGCAACGATAGTCAAGATAATGGTTCCACTTGGGTTAGACTCTATACAGAAACTAGAACGGCTAACTTCACCCATAGTAAGGTTGGTTTGTTCTGGGCAGCTCAAGGTCATTGCGATATGAATTGTACTCTCAATAGTTGGTTATCATTGGCAGTCTAATGAATAAAATCATCTTAACTGAGAGAAAACAACTATCGCCTGAATTTACCGTAGTATGGTACTGGTTTGATCGAATTGATGAGAATTCACAATATAGATTCGGCACCGACGAGAACATCCCGTCTAGTGGCCTATACCAATATGGTAGATTGGTCTCCACTGTCAATTGGAATCAGTCCACTGTCACCTTGGAACAAATCCAAAAATTCTTAGATACTACCGACAACCCCCAGCAATTAATGCCTGGTATCAACTGGCGCATCCCGGAGTCAATATGACCGATTTCACCACCTACATCCATATGGGAGTCACCATTATAACAAGTATAATGGCGGTGGCATTGGCCTACCTAAAACTCCGAGATGATAAGGTAAAGAAACAAGCCACCGATGATGAAGTCTGCAAACAAGACTTCCAATCCCTGCAAACTAAAGTGGCCGTCTTAGAAGAACGAATCAACAATGAGATCACTATGTTATCTAAATTAGATGACAAATTGGATCAGATTAGAGATAGATTATGATTGGATTACTAGAACTATTCAAGAGCAAGAAGGCCACTATGAGTTTAATCATTCTAGCCGCTGCTTCCACCGCCCTATTCATGGGTAAATTAGATGGAACATCGTACGCAGCAGTCATCGCTACTGTCGCCACCATCTACAACTTCTGCCAACATGCCATTGATAAAATCAAAGCAAACTTGCCAAACCTACCAGATAGAGGTTCATTATGAGCTGGAATAACTTACTTCTCGCATTAACTGCCATCAAACCAATGGAAGAAGAGACCGAGCTGCAACTCGTGGAAATTGTACCCGAAAAAACCAATGAAGATAGGTTGAAAGAATTATTGGATAAAATGAATAATACGCTGGAGAAAATAGAACAGCGCAAGAAGAATAAGTAATCATATGGGTATGAAGATTATCGCCCCACCAGATATTAAACTCCCCAATGGCATCACCGCCAGTTTCATCTCTTTCATCCAAAATGATATTCTATCGGATGTCCAGTTTGGCAGAGATTTCGAGCACTTGCAAGTAGCATACCGCATTCATAAAGCCGTGGCCCAACCTACTATTGAACTAACCAACTCTGACCACCAAATACTAAAATCGGTAATGCAAAAGCCTACTAATGGATACCAACCAACCATGGCCATTCATCTAATGCCTTTCTTCAATGCGATTCTTGAGGCCAGCAGTATATAATTTGGCGTATTAAGCAGCCACACCTATGGAGTCTTAATGGCCTCTCTCAAATACAACCCAACTCAACTACCAGGCGAACTATTCTATCGTCGCTTCTTAAATGAAAAAGAAGTTAATTACCAATTAGAGTATTACAATTATCAATCTTGGCGTATAAAGATTGGCATTCCGATGGATGACGTAGATGTTATAGTCTCGGATGACCAGTGGGAGAGCTTCCAACAAATGCGCAATATGGAATATGAGAGAATCAACGGCAAAGTAATCAATTACGCCGTGTTAGAAATGAAACATTATCGAGTTAAAGATGATGTCATCGCCCGTATTCTAACTAGTTCCACTTCCAATGGAGAACTAGCTAACTCCGCCAATCTACCATTTTTTGTCGTTAAATACTTCCCAGAACAAGAATGTGGCCAATGGGAGTTCTCAGTCTATTCCGCTAATGATATTGCTAAAAATATCATCCCAACATCTTGCCATATGTCAGAAAAGCAATTTGTAAAGTTTCTTTATGAAAAGCTAAGGGGCAAAGATGTCCCGGCCCAAATACTAGAACATGCTTCAGCTAAAAAGAACTCATTTACCAACTATCAACCTCTATAAAAACCATGGGCTGGTCTGATAAGGCAGTCAGCTCGGATGCTATCTAAAACATAGTGCACCATGAACCAATCTCACTTCAGGTTAGTTATTCAGCATCCGGGCAGTCTCCAATCGCATTGGAGCCAGTCCACCAGATCAACCAATTGGTATCCCCTTTAGGTTGAATCAAAAAACAAAGCTAGCCCATCTGGAATTCGCCAGATGGGCTTTTTGCTTGTTCCACGCATGGAACCTTAACGCTTTCCCAAACAGCTCATAGAGCCGCTGAGAGCCAAAGAAACAGTATATATGAATTCTAATAATAAGCTCATTGTAGCTTCAACTATCTTCTCAGATCAACAGCCTCCAGCCAATAGCAAAAGGTTCATAACCTATTGGATTGTTAGCTTAATACTTGCTGGAGCGTATAACTCATTGGACTTGCTTAACTAATTGGCATATGGCGATCTTATTTATCGACACAACTTCCCTATCTTTTTGTCGAGATTCACTTCAATAATCGTCCCCTATTCGCTAATTCATTTGATTAATCAACTTAAACCCAGTTGCATACAACCACATGCTGACTCCGAAGAACAATAAGGCCGCCAAGCAGCTACAGTTGTAACAAACCCAGGCCGAACCTACCATTGCCCCCGTCCCACCTGCCACTGCCCACATACTTGCTAACATGATTTGCATAACAATTACCTGATTAGTTAATAGATTTATATATTTAGGGAGCCGGGATTGGCTGCCCTCCCCTATTTACTAACATAATCACCCCGTGAATGGGTGTCAAGGGCCGACTTTTGGCATGCCTCTTGCACCCTGCAAACCCCATACTCATCCAAACAGCCTCTATTTTAGAAATAAGCAATTTCCCACAAAAAACTCATTTCGGCCTAGGCGAAAGTAGCAACTAGAAATGAAAAAACCACCCAGAGTCCAAGCTGGGTGGTTTCGTTGTTTTTCAATGTGTCCCTGTAAGCCGTCTAAGTGACTCACAGAGACTCTAACTAGCGTGGAAACAGAGGTTTAATGCCTAAACCGAATATCTATAAGGGAGTGCTAGTTAGAGCGTATTAGGGCCAGAAGTAACCCCAACAAACCTTCTATATCAACTTTTACACCATCTCAAATAAAACTCTATTTCTTGCACTAACAACTGTGGTTTATTCCAGACATAATTAACCTCTTTAAATGGTACCTGCATCGGCCTGTGTAAGTCGCTTCCATGGTCTTTATGGTAGTGGTCAATACAGAAGGTCGGCTTCTCACACAAAAAAGCTAGATATTGCAGCCCTGACTCTTGCGTAATCACTAGCTTAGCACTGTTCATTAGCTCGACATCACTGTCAACGTCTGTGTAGTCCCACGAGTTGAATTTAACACCTTCTAGATGGTATGAGCTGCCCTCTGCCCCGCAGACAGCAACAGAGATATTTCTTAAATTGAGCTGGTCTACTACAAACTGCCAATTCTCTATAGGCCAGTTACGTAGAGAGTCCATTTGTCTGAATCTGGGGGTGATGACGACATCAGCTTTGAGTTCATAGGGCAGCAGGCATTTAGGTTTGAAGGTATGGGCGGCATAGGTATGTTTATCATGCCAACCATGAGTGGTAGGTGTGTCCCATTCTACCTCATCTAATTGGAAGTGTTGGGTAATGGCTTGTTGGAGGGCAGGTTCATGGCTAGCATCATCATGAATACCGGCTTTATAGCCATCGGCCACATCAGCCCAGTCATAGTAGAATTGACTAGCTGTAGGGAATAGGCATTCATGGCCTTTCTTACAACAAACAATCTTATCAGGCGCTGGGTCAGCATGAATGCGCTTAACGTGGTTCATTAGATACCAGCCGAATTCACCTATGAAGGGCAGAAAGACTTTCATTTAATAGGTCTTATGCTTTCTTTGCACAAACTTACCAGCATCTAATTCTCCACCTTCATCACTGACCTTAATCATCTCAATTACCTTCTCATCCACCTCATCAATCAGCACATTACGCTGAACATTAAGGTCACAACACTTCTTCAGGCACTCGTGGAGTAAAGCCGCCCCTTCATCAGGGTTAGCGTAGTATTTGGCCTTGAATTCATCCAGAGTCATACGTCTAATCTCATAGAGCATCTCTTGGTTATTCCACATCTTCATATCAATTGTAATAAGCTTGTCAATCAAGCCGCCTAATGTATCGCTCATGTAAATGCCTTTAAGTTACATACTCTAGCCACATCAGCTAGGTAATAGGTTACGCCCTTCAGAGTTAGTGATTCAGTCCAGCCGCCTTCATCCAGATCATAAACAACCTTATAGAAATGGTCGCTACCTAAATGATTTCTACCATACTCACTACCTATATAGGTTAGCTCGGCCTGACAGTATGGACAAATGGTAATCTCATTACCATTCATTTCTTTAACTCAAATCTAAATCCATGCAATTCAATTGATGGTTGGAACTTGCCAAAGCTAGTGGCTCTGATACGTCTCTCCACCTCTTTCTTATCCATATCCATTGTAATATGGTTAAGTTGTTCAAACTGTTTGCGAGTGTAAACCTTATCTTTCCATTTATCGGTGGTGGTTAGTAAGGGGTCACCTCGGAGTATGGTTCCCATTACCTCATAGAACAGGGCCAGTTGATTTGTATAAGTTCTTTGCTGTAGGGTCTCGATACTATCCGTATGGAAGATGGGAAAACGTTTAACGGCCACTATAGGCCCAGTATCCACCTTAGCTTCCATATGGTGACAAGTGACACCGAAGTCTTTGGCATCTTCGTAGAGGGCGAAGTTATTGGGAGCGAAGCCTGGGTATTCAGGGGGAGCTGGATGGAAGTTGAGGGCAGCTATTTTGGAGTTCTTGAGAATGGCTTCTGGGATAATCCATCTCGACAGGTAAGAGATGGTGTAATCAGGTTGGAGGTAATGGAGTTCATCGGCATATGGCAATGGTTCTCCCCAGGCACCGAAGTGACCATCGACATTGGTAAAGTTGTTTTTTAAGAAGACATAGGCTTCTTGGGCATTGCGGTCATCGGCTTTAGCCAGAAATAGAATATGGGTCATAGGTAGTATCCAATGATGTTCTCCACCTTATCTAGGTCGGAGGTGGTGTAGTTGGTGATGGTAGTGTGATAATCAATTGTTTTATCAAACAAGTCATGTAGCCAGAATTTAGGTGTATCCAGGTTAGAGAAGCAGACGAACGAGGCTTTACGTTGGAACAGGTTTTCTTTGGTCATACAGAAGCTAAAGATACCAGAGGCTCTACCTACTACCACATCGCAATGGATGGATAGGTAAGAGATTTCATTTAGGTCGCTACCTGACTTCTTGATGATATCTCCACAATAGAAGACATTAGTGGGGCAGTCTTTGATGGGAGCGGAGGTTAAGAACATTAGGCTGGGATGCTTATTAGCCAACTTAACCACCACTTGGTTCATGTCAAAATTATTAGATTGCCCCGACAATGATAAGCTATTCTCCACCAGTACTCGTTTACCTGAATGGTTCATTAGCCAAGAGTGGATATTGTCTACCTTGAGTTTCATATAGTCAATGGATGGGAACAGGTTAATGGGATTAGGTTCGATTTCGGCTAGAGATTTATTGAAGATAGTTTGAGTGGCGGCATTGAGGGCGGAGTACAAGGTATCGAAGGTGATGCCATATTGGTTCATATAGTGAAAAGACTGTTGGCCATACCAGGTATTGATCCAGATATCTCCATTGATTTTAATGACGCCTTCGTGTTGACTACACGGGATATTATTGAGATGTTTTAGATTAGGGATGTCAGCCAATAGGTTTGGATCATTCTTATGAGCATAGCTATATTCATGTTCAGGGAAGGCGGTCATAATGGCCTTAACGAATCCCCTGGACAGGTGAACATCGCCATTATGGAAGTGGTTAAAGAATATTATCTTCATTTTCTATTTCAATTTCTCTAACTAATTGATTAAATAATACACCATATCTAACTGGGACATCTACTTGACCTAAGAAGATTTGCAATTTTGAGAACTGCTCAGTGGTTAGGTGACCGATATGTTTCATATAGATTTGAGTTTTAGTCTCTGGTTTCAAGAAACGCTCCATTGTTTAACTGGTATTGGGGCAAAGACAAATCTCATAGGTTTTGCGCTGTAGCGCTCTGCGAAACTGACCTGAAACTCTTCGGTAATCTGATTATGTTTCAATTCTTCATCTGACATATCATCAAATGCTTTACCTTCTGCTTCTGTTAGTTCAATCATTTGCACTTTATATGGTAGTTGACTGGTTGGGAATATTCTTTGGCGTTCGGATGCCATTAGCTCGTGAGTAATGTCACCCTCAAAAGACAAGATGGTGAATTGCACCTGAACATTATCATAACGCCAACAACAGGCATAGATGCTCATTTTACCTCAGAGACTGGTAATCCATCCACTGTGATAATGGTTCTAGTTTCCACCTTGGCCGTAGCCAGCTTATCCAAAGCCAGATTGATTAGAAATCTACCTAAATCAGATTTGTTCCATTGCCCACCAGTTAGTTGTTGGTTGACCGCTTCCAGTTGTTCCATTTCTGTTTTGGTTAGTTTGATATTTAGTTGTTCCGAGTGTTGTTTATTAGGTCGTCCCATATAGAGCCTCTATTTCATTTTTGATTTGAGTTAATACGATATCTTCTGCATGTTGCAAAAAGTTTTCTTGGGTGTTGGCCCTTTTCCATTCATTGCAGTGAAAACAAGATGGAACTACATTATCGAAGTCATGTCCCCTGGAGTTATCAACTCTATCCAATCCATTATAGATATGGACATGGCCATGATAGTTTCGTTTATTGGAAGGTGGTTTCTGACAGTAATGACACTTCTCTTTAGTTAGTTTACAGAACCGCTCAAATGTTAAGTCACCATCTGCATAGTTCTTCTTAAAAGCATTCCAAGCTGGAACTAAGTCTCCATGTCGGACATGACAGCCGCAAGACTTCTTAAAACCTCGACAGACATATCTGGCTTGGGCTTCTACTTCTTTACCACATTCACATTTCCATAACCAAACGGCACAAGTACGATTACGACCATCGCTCCAACTAACCTTATCAGTTCGTAGTAGTTTGATGGCAGTTAGTTTATTGAAAACTTGTCCAGTGATGTCTTTAGCGAGTCGAGGCATATTAAAACTCATTCTCCATATTTTGTAGAAATGGTAGCAATTCAGTTGGGCTAAATCTGGTTCCGGTCAAGGCAGCGTAAGCTTCAATAAACTGATTGAGATGCCAATGAAATCTAGCTTTGGAGTTTGGTAAGTTCCCTGGGAAGTAATTAACATTGGGCATCTTGTCAATCATCCCATGACTCATTGGATTCTCAAAAAATAAATCATGATTCGTCATAGCATCTCTAAATAGATTAACCAACTCCAACTTCTTAGTTTCATGGGGCGTCTTAAATACATTATCGAAAATGACTTCTAGGTTATCTATAATAACTTGATTGCGGTATCGAGATATTTCATCCGTCCAATAGACAATCCATTGACCACTATTCATTCTCTCGATGATGTATTTACCGATATTCATTTAGTCGCCCAGGGCCAAAAAACACCATCTGGAGTAGTCTTGCCTTGGTAATTTCCATTAAACCATAGTTCATTGGAGCCATCTGGGAAAATTCTAGCAGGGCCATTAGCATTATGAAGTTTACCATTAAGATACCATTCCGTTGTTCCGTCTTCATGCACCATAGCTGGGCCATCGGGATTATGTAGTAATCCATTTTCGATGACCATGTAGCTCTTCTCTGTTAATTGATGTTTGACCATTATAGTATTCCATCTATCTGCAATAATATTCTTCCAAGCTCAGTTTCCAGGGCCAGTTTACGGAAGCCATCTTCGGCTTGGGGGGCGCGTTGCATTCTCAATTTCAGAGCTACCAGCAAACGTCTTAAATTCTCTGCCTGGTCATGTAGGTTGTCCGGGGCGGTGCGACCTTCTTCCAATGCTTTAACTTTGCCGGCTAAAGATTGAACTTTGATATTAAGTTTAGTTATTTCCAAACCTTCGGAGGCGGCTTTATTTACCATTGGTTAAACTCGCTTGTACGACTGGCTTGAAATTGGCCAGAGCACCATTATTCATTGACCAAGATTGATCTGCGACTTTCTGTTCTTCCACTTCTTGAATTGTCTCTTCAGTAATCAATTTGTCAAGTTCTCTAACCTTGGCGGAAATATTGCACGCTTCGGCACGCAGTGATAGAACTTTATCTTTTAGAATGGTTCGATATTCTATTAGATACTGTGCGCCTTTGGTTGAATTAATTGGTTGAGTTTGCTTCTGCTTGGACATCTTTTACCTCTTCCGTTTTCACTTCTTCAACTGGGGCCGGAACCTCAGCGACCTTCTCTTCTCTGAAATATAGAACTAGAGGTTGGCCTTTGCTGGCCATACCCACTGCTTTATGAATGCCATCGCCCATTTGGACATCAATGGCTTGTAGTTGAACCTTATCGGAAGTGCTCTCGAAAGCAGCTAAAGCGCGTAGCTTGTTAACCAATTCAGAAGCCGACTCCACAAACAAAATTCCATTATCAAATGTAAACATTACTTACTCTCCATCATTATTTGCAAACCAATCTCTAAAGCCTGACGCATAATTGCGGCTTTGGATGGTTTGACTGGGTTTAACTCGGCAGCTTCTCCGACCATATCGTATAGTGCCTTATCCATTCGCAATGGATAGGTGATTGTTTTACTCTTCTTTTTCTTCGACATGATAGTGCTTTCGTTCTCGATAATGGAAACCGCTGCCAGGGTTTAGATCAACATCATCGGTGGTATGTAGTTCGTCTCTTAGTAAAAGTTGAAACTCGTCTTCGGTGAAGAGTCGTTTAATCAAATCGTAGTAGTTCATCTATGCATTTATATATCATCGTATGCATAAGTTTTTCAACTTTTTGTTATAGTATTGTAGAAAATTTTGAACTAGATCTCGACAAATCGATGGGGGATCTAAAGGGGGAGTATAGTAAAGTCTATTAGGGGAAACGAAGTTAATTAGAAATAATTAGATGAAGTTCTATAGGTAGATAAGTGTAAGTCTATATGAGAGTCAGTAGAGGGACACATGTATACCAGCCATATTACAACCGATTACATGCCTTATTCTCAAAGTTATAGAGTAAAAACCTTAGAAGAATATTAGATCATAGAGGTTATGATGACAGATAAAAGAGTAAACCGTTCGGACAAATACCAGTACATTATCTGTGAGATATTGATGAGTGCTGAGGCTTGGGGAACTTTTAGTGAAGCCCAAGAGAAGAACCTTCCCCTCTCCGAAGAGAAACGAGAAATTCTATTAGATTGGGATGCTGAACTCAAAATATTTCTACATCAAATGATCGACGAATGTCTGACCGAAAGACAACGAGAAGTTCTTCTTATGTATTCTAATGGTATGACTCAAACTGAGATTGCTGATAAGTTGGGAGTCAACCAGTCGTCGATCACGAAAAGCTTAAATGGAAACACTGATTATCAAAATGGTAAACAAGTATATGGTGGACTCAAGAAGAAGTTTGTCAAGATTATTAAGCGCAACTTTGATATTCGTCCCACTATGAAAAAGATTCATCTGATCTGGGAACCTAATTCTGTTAGATTGCCCCATTACCAAACTTTCCGAAACCTGCTTGGCACCGAAGATCAATTCGAGGCTTGGCTTGACGAGACCGTAGAAGAATTTAAAAGAAAGGCAGATAGCATTGACCACCGCCACACCCATCTGACGCCAAAACAAATTCTACAAATCCGCCAGCTACGTTCGCAGGGCCTCTCCATCCACAAGCTGCGGAAGCAATTCCATCTATCGTCAGAACGAGTCAAAGATATCATTTCTAATGGAGACAATCAATGACCTCATACCGCCAAGTGGAAAAAGAACTCATTTTTTACTTTAACCATGCGGACGCTGCCATTGGTTTTAAGTCCAGTCATGCCTCATTCGTTGCCGCTGTCTATGGAGTCTCATCCCAGTCTAATGTCAATGTAGATCCATATACAGATGGTATGTTGAAACAAGTCAAGAAGATTCGACAAATACGCAATACACTATTCTCATTACCATTAGAGACTAGACGAATATTAGAAGCCTGCTATAATCTTGAATACCATTTCTATTATCCACCAGAAGTAGCAAAGATTTATGGATTCAAAGTGGGGGCTGTTCTATTTAATACTCATACTAGTGATTTAGATACTTTACGTAAACTATGTCGTAAGAAGATTCAGAGTAAACTATCAGTATCAGAAGAATTGATGATGTTTAATATTGGAGAAGAGACAAGGGACATTTACAACAATGCACATCAGGCTTATTTAGATTCAAGAGAGATTTATCTAAATACCATTAGTGCCAAGAGATATAAATGAAACTAACAAGTCAACAACTAGCTGACTTGTTACATATGACCAAGTATGGTTTTCACAAGTTGGCCGCCAATCTTAAAATACCTCACTCTAAAAAGGGTAACAAATTCATTTATGACACTGAACATACCAAGTGCCGACACTTTTTTGAGAGTGTGGAATTAGCCTTCTGTAACCCCTCCCTCCAACCTATCTATTCAGTTAGAGATATCGCACAGAGAAGAGACCAACATAAAGACACTATTAGGGCCTTTCTAATTGAACATGATATTAAAATATATTACTCAGGTCGAAAATGGCTGGTCATGCTGGTTGACCTGCAAAGATTTCAACAACTAACGCATAAAAGCGACAACTAATGGCTAAAATCAAAGGTTTATATGAGTCAAGATGACGAAAACACAGCTTTAACTCTGTTCAACGAGACAGAAACGGAGGCGATTCTAGAAGATCGCAAGTCCAAGTTTCAGAAAAAGATACAATCTGACTGGATGCCCGACATTCTAGCCTGGGCTACTGAAGGGATATCTCTACAGAAAATTTGCGATAGAGTCCAAGAGAAATGGGGAGTTAGCATTACCCCATCTGGTCTGCGATTGGCTATCAAACGAGTCAAGGCTGACCGTGCCTCCGTTAGTAAGGCTGTTGTCCAAAATAACATCGGCCAATTTATTGTCAATGACCTGGAAATTCTCAAACGCAAAAAAGAAGAATTAGTCGTTTTGTCAGATGGTTTCAAGCTAGAAAAAGACTGGAAAAATTACTTCCAATCCATTGATAGAATTAAAGAATATTCCAAGATGCTGATGGAGTTATCGGGTGTTCATGAGCAAGAGCGTAGTGATGATGCTGACAATGCCAAGCAAGACCTATTGGATATGCTTGAGAAGTTTGAGTATGGTAAGTTGAATGAGTAAGAGACCACGCAATTTTGAGAATAACCCCATGGCTTATAAGAAGCGATTCTTCGAGTGGGGGCCAAAGAGACGTAGAGCCTTCTTTGAGAGTTTATCTCCCCAATCAGCTATGACACTCAAATACTGTTCTGACTTCTGGCTGAGAGATAAACAGATTGTGGAAGGCGATGACTGGTTGTATTGGATTATCAAATCAGGTCGTGGATTTGGAAAAACCAAAGCTGGTGCCTGCTGGCTCAAGAAATGCATTGATAAACATCAACCCATTGGTGGTAGACACGATCTATACGCTGTTGTCGGCCCAACTCACAAAGACGTTGTCCAAGTTATGGTACCTGCTATTCTGGCAGAGTTCCCACCATCCGAACGCAAGAAGATTCAATGGAATAAGACAGATGGTGTTATTATCTTCCCCAATGGAGCCATTGTCTATTCATACTCATCTGAAACTGAGATCAGAGGGCCTAACATCTCCAAATGTTGGTGTGATGAATTAGCTAAGTGGTGGAATCCCGATGAACAGTTCGAGACGATGGAGTATGCTGTTCGTATTGGTGACCCTCAAATTCTAGTTACTACCACTCCCAAAAAGACTATTAGAACTCTTCGTAGACTAATTGCCAAGACATTAGAAGACCCAGAACAATATGTACTTATAGAGGGCAGCGCATTCGAGAATACATTTTTACCAGAGAGCTATCGAAACAGACTAGAAGAATTAAGGGGCTCCAAGAAGTTCCGTCAAGAGGCCATGGGTGAGATGCTAGATGACTCGGAAGACGCTATTTTCTCCGAGAAGTGTATCTCAGATAATAGGGTACAGATGGCACCATTACTTGATTCTGGCCCTAAACTTAATCTACCCAAAGATGTTGAGTTGATTAGAATCATCGTGGCAGTAGACCCTGCTGGAACTGCCAATCCCGATTCTGATGAAACTGGTATCATTGTAGCCGGAGTAGATGCCCAAAGCCATGCTTATGTTTTGGAAGATGCGTCGGGCCGTTACTCACCAGATGGGTGGGCTACTAAAGCGGTTAGGTTATATCATGATTACCAAGCCAACTATATAGTAGCTGAAAAGAATTTCGGTGGAGATATGGTGGAACATACTCTTAAGACCATTGATAACAATATTGCTTTTAAGGCCATTAGGGCCTCTCATGGTAAGATGGTTAGAGCAGAACCAATTGCTGCCAAGTATACTCAAGGTTTTGTTCATCACGTTGGTTCAGCTAAGCGATTTGAAAAGCTAGAAGACCAGATGACCATATTCACTGGTGCCCCATCCACTAATAAACGCAAAGACGATAGATTGGACGCTATGGTCTGGGCTCTGACCGAGCTTCTTATCTCTCCAGTCTATGTTGCTAGAAACTTCATTAACCTACCTTCATTCGGATAATATAAAATGGTACTATATAAATTACTAAATAAACCAAACGCAGCATATGACTCAGAACTAATTACTAAAATGGATTTACTCTATGATGGCGGTTATGAGATTATGGATAATGCTTCCCTATTTCTAACTAAACTATCTATTGAATCTCAAAAATCATATAATGAAAGACTTCAATGCGCAGCCTATATGCCATATTTGAGTCAATTCGTTGACCATTTCGCCTCAGCCTTATTCTCCGATGATCTAATGGTCAGAGAAGCGGCTGATGCAGAAGATGAAGGCACATTGGGTGGAACTTCTGGTGATGAGAATTTCTATAAACTATTCGCCTCTAACTGTGATGGAATGAATAATTCACTTCATAATTTTACCAAAGACATATTCACTGAATCTCTATATTGCTACTACTCTTATGTTGGAGTAGATTTCAGTAAACTAGATGACAATGAAGATAAGCCACAAACTCTATTAGAAGAAGAGGCTAGAGGTCTTGATAAAGCTTATCTATATGATATTGATCCATTGACTGTTATTGATTGGAAGAAAGATGATGCCTCCCAGAAGTTTGAGTGGGTTAAATTAAAGAATGAGATTTGTGTTCACGATGATCCATTAGCCGAGCCAATGAAGATGGTAGAGTTCAAGATTTGGACTATGCGAGGTGGAGTAGCTCATTGGGCACTTTACCAAACTAAACCCATTGCTCTCAACAAAGACTTCCGTCCATCGGATGATGTTCCATTGGTTGCTGAAGGCGATACTTCATTCTTGGAAATTCCAGTTTTCCATCTCTGCATCCCATACGGTTTACATCTTGGCGCTAAACTAGGCCCAGTTTGTGAAGAGTATTTCCAGCGTAGAAGCTTCTTGGTCTCTAATATGAACAAGACTTGTATTGCTATTCCAGTTATTAAACTTGGCCCAGAAATCAATGCACCAGGTGGCGCATTACCTTCTGAGGTTCAATCCAATCCAAATCGTGCTCAAGGCATGAGAATGCAACTTGCTAACCAAGGCTATACGGTTCTTGGTAGTGAAGATGGTATTGAGATGGTTGAAGCCAAGGGAACATCTCACGCCCTGGTTGACAAGCAATTGATTGATCTTCGTGAGCAGATGCATCAGGTAGTTAACCAGATGGCCCAGTCTGCTTCTACGGTTAAGGGTTCTAAACTATCCAGCGCTGCTTCTAAGGTAGAAGACCGTCATGCCACTGAGATTCTATTAACTGCTTATGCTCGTGTTGTCAAAGACTTCATTAAAGAAATCTTCCAATGCATTGCGGCGGCCCGTGGTGAAGCTATTGTATGGGACGTTCATGGCCTATCTACTTTCGTGGAAGAAGACCGTACCACTATCATTGCAGAAGTTACTGCCATTGCCGGCCAACAATCCATTCTACAAATGCTTCCATCGGAGACTTTCCACAAGAAGTATATGCTAAGATTGGCAATGGCTTTGGTTGGATCAGCTAGCCCGGAAGAAGAGGCACAGATTCAAGAAGAGCTGGAAGAAAGCATTGAAAATGGTGAGCATATGCCGCCTGATCCAAACGACCCATCCCAGAACCCAGCTCAAGGTCAGCCAGCCCAACCAGCTACCTCCGATCCGGGCGGTGGAGAAGATACCATGGCCATGGGGCCAGGTGGTCAGCCACTGATGCCAGAAGGTACTCACTTACAGACCGGCGAACATATTGATGGACAAACTGTATTTGATCAATTAAAAGATGATTATAATGAGTCTGATCTACAATGGGTATTACATATTACATGGATTGGCCCTGTAGAAGTTCCATTATCATCTATTGATTTCTCTAATAAAGATAATTGGGAAGCATCTCAACCAGATAACCAAGAGCATGTAGATAAGTTTGCTGATAAAATGGCTAATGATAATATGACTAAACCAATTATTGTTGTTAATAACCCAAGTAATGATAACAAGATGATGGTAGTTGATGGTCATCACCGAGCTTTGGCTGCTTTACAGAATGGCCAGCCGGTGCCAGCCTATGTAGGTCATGTGGGGTCTAACAGTGGCCCTTGGGATAAACTACACTCTAAACAAGTTGGTAGTGACATTCAGGTTAGTCAGCAAATGGAGGCTTCAGTTCAGAAGCAAGCCGTCACTCAGGTGGACAAGTCAGAGAAGGCTAAGAACGGAAAAACCAAATGATTAGAAGTTCTTTATATTCATACTCTATGACCCCTAAACCAATTCAACCAAGACTACCTAAATTTTCTACTAGAAAGAAGATACAGTATCTAGAGCGAACCATTGAACAGGTGAGAAACTATGATCCGAAGAGTAGGTAAAAAATATGTTCTGTATTCCCGAAAAACGGGGAAGCGATTGGGGACACACCCTAATAAGGCTAGTGCTTTACGACAAGAACGAGCTATCCAAGTAGCTAAACACAATAAATAAACTCGACAACTATTGTCGTTTATTAACGATCTGTAGATACTCGAACCAAAATTGGAGAATCAAATGGCCCAAAAAGGCGTGAATGAGCCCAGCATTTTAACTGGGGAGGGTGAAGATGACGCACCACAATACGTTACCAAAGACGAATTAAATGCAATGATCAACGGATTCCGAGCTTCTTTGAAGAAAGACTTGGCCGAAGTTAAAAACGCATTTGCTTCACAACAACCAAAAGATGAGCAAGCGGCTCCCAGACTTCCAAAAACGGAAGCCGATGCAGCACTAATTGAACTGAGAAGTCAGGTCAAGATATTGCAAGATCGCGAAAAAGCGCGTGAAGCGGTATTGGCAGAACAAAATCTACACAATACGCTACGTGAGCAGCTCACTCAGCATGGAGTCAACCCTAAACACGTAGACCATGCTATTGCCTTTCTCAACCAGAAGAAATTAGTGCGAACTGATGAAGATGGTTCTTATAAGATGAAGGTAAATCAGGTTGACTACGACTTGAATGATGCAGTAAAAGCCTGGGCTAAAACCGATGAGGCTAAACTATATCTAGCACCTCGCGGAACTCAAGGCTCAGGTCAAAAAGGCCCAGTTCAATCTCAAGGCGTTTCTCGTCAGACACCAGATCGTAATGCAAAAGATTTGGACGTTCTTACCCAAGCAATTATGGGCAAGCTCGTAACTGGCGAAACCGAATAACAACTCTACACATAAGTCTTTATGACTTTCTTTTAACAAGGTATTATCATGGCTATTGACGTTCTTAGCAATATTTCTGCAAATATCCCTCACATCTTCGCTGCTGAAGGTCGTAACCTATGGAACCGTGAGGCTCCATTACTTTCTAGAATGAAGAAAGAACTGGGTATCTCCGCAGCCATTAACTGGACTGTATCTAACGGTGGTAATACTGCTGTTAACCCAGGTGAGGGCGATGACATTCTTTCGTCTGAATACAATCAAGACGACAGAGTCGCAATGACTCTAAACCGTGGTATTTACCGTACCAGCTTCGGTTTCACCCACACTGAGCTTGCTGTCGTGGCAACTCTCCGCCCAGACATGGCCGCTGACCTAATTAGGGATCGTCTTCGTGATGCATACCTCGAAGGTCTCGCCAAGTTGGCAAACAAAATTGAACAAGATATGTTGATGGGAACTGGCACTGCCATCTCCCCTGGCAGCGCATCTGTCAGCAACATTGTTGGTTTGACTAACGCATTGCTTGCCTCCGGCACCTATGCAGGTCAGACTCTTGGTGGTAATAACACGGGACTCGTAGCTAACGTCCAATCGGGTGTTGGTAACGTAACTCGTGCCTTAATGGATAGAGCATTCTATGAAATCGAGCAGTTCTCTGGCACTGCACCTGATTTCATCATGTGCTCTCCAAAGACCGCAGCTTACATCAAGGGAATCGGTGACACTCAGGTTCGTTTCGATCAGCTAACTACTAGCCGTGAATTGAACCAAGTTAGCCAAGCACCTCTAACCAGAGGCGTCTCGGTCACTAGCTACAACGGTGTTCCAGTCTTCCAGAATGCTGCTTGGTATCAGGCATCCGGTGACGGATATGTCGTACTCGGCCGTATGGCTGACCTCGCTATCAACTTCTTGCCTTACGAGGCTTGGGGTGATGCAGTAACCGACCGTGAAGATGGTATGGTTTCCAGCAACGGTGAATTCGTTGACCGTTTGGGTGGCCCTCCAGTTAAGGTCTATTCGGTTGCAAAGACCGGTTCCAGCATCAAGTTCGCAATGGAAGTTGAGCTTGGAATGAAGGTTTTGAGACCTAATGCGTTTGCACTGCTTAAAGGTGTAACAGGTTTTAGCACATCTTAACAAGATAAATAACAACATAGTATATTGGCTATCATGGGGATGGATGAGTATTTACCCATCCATCCCCTTTAGTTTTATCAAGGGATGTAATGTCAACTTTCACCGATGTCCAAAAAGACCAAATCAGAACCTATATGGGAATGCCTTTGCTATTCCATAAGGCCAACACCATTTTAGAAAATGCCATCAGCACTATTGAAAATGCTGATACTGCCACTTTCAATGCCGTTGCTGATACATTGGTCAAACTACAGGCTATCGATGCTAAGATAGACTCTAACTCGGCACTCATGTTAGCTACTCAGGTAATGGATGAAGTTATCTTCGATGCCATTAGAGCTGACGCTGGTTTGAGACGAGTTGGCAGAACTTATATAAATAGACTTAGCATCCATCTATCCATGGATGTAGCCGCAGATTACTACGGCCCAGCTAAGGTAACTGATATCCCGGATGTCAAAATACATTTTAGCGGATAAAGGGAGTTCATATGGCTGCTGATCCGATTGATTTCATCAGATTTGCCGCCGACCAAGCCCTTGCGGTTCCGGCGCAAATCCAACTCAGACCCTACACAGTCACATTGACAACCATTACATGGACAGGTGATAGAGTAGGCGTAGGCACTGACACAGACGGTTATACCGTCGTCTCCAACTTCGGAGGTGTCAGTCCAAGATTTAGACAGGTTAGTAAACAAGAAATTGTTCTGTCAGGCGGACAACTTAAAGACCAAGACATAGTGATTGGCCCATTCGTTTTCCCATATGATACTGGCAGCCAAACAGGTGGAACTGACCCTAAAATATTCAGCCCAGATGTATCTGCAACTAACATCGAATTCTACATAAAAGTAGAAGGCCCGAACTTCCCAACTGGTGGAAGTTACTTCAAAAAGATTTGGGATAATTCAGAACGCTCAGTTATGTTCCGAGTATATCTTCGTAACACCGCGATTAACCTAATATAATGTTCAAAGTAGATGCTTCGGGGCTGCACAAGACAATAGCCAATCTCCATAACGGTTTAGCAAGTGCTCTTGAGAAAGCTCTTCAAGAGGTGGCAGAACAGGGAGCCCAGGTCGCACGAACCGAAAAAGAATACAAGTCCCATAGTGGAAGCGGATTAGAGTCAGCAACAGTCGCCTATAAGAATAGCGCCTTCAGCCAAGGCATAATTGCTAACAAGCAATATGCATCTTGGGTCGAATATGGCAATGGCCCACCAGGTTCTAGAATTTATCCCATACACGCTAAAGCATTACATTTCGTCATCAATGGACAAGATGTTTTTGCTAAATCAGTAAAGGCTTCCGCCCCCAAACCATTCATGTCCAAAGCATTAAGCTTCGTTAATCGTTCTGGGGAGCACATAGTTGCCGACCACCTTAACAGCTTCTTGCGAGGTATCTAATGGTAGCCCCAGAATTAGGCGTCTTCAAGATCGGAAATACTCAGTATCCACTCAGTGCTTCCACAGCTAATAGCCTTCTCAAAGACGTTGACAAACCAATCTATTACCTGCTAGATTACTTTGCCTCTTCACTTAATACTTATGCAGGTGCCCGTTGGACAACCGAAATGGCCAGAGCAAAGCTCTCCACTCAGATGCCCAACATTGTGGGAATGAAGTTTCCAAATAACCCTTTCCCATACTTACAAGATACTGGAATCAAATTCCCCTTACTTGCTATCTATAGAACAGATGGCAAGTTCACCGAGAAGACCATTTCGTTTTCTCGAACTCAATCAAACCTAGAGATTGTTTGGGTATTACCACCTCTGACAATGAGTCAAATGGAAATAGCCGGCCCTTTTCTAGAAGTAGTTGAGAAAATCTTATCTAATCGTAGTGAAGTCCCAGCCGACCCAAATTACCAAAGTAACACGGATTGGGGAGACGCCACAGGGTTTGATTGGATTCAGATGACCGATTACACTCGAATGATGATCCCTCATACTACAACTAATCTTCCAATGGAAGCCGTTGTTATGAAACTCGCAATGCGTGAACGTGATAACTTCAACATCACTGGACAGTTCGAGACTCTCACCGGAATTGATACAGAGATTGATTTAGTCAATAATCCAAAAGACAGTCCACCAGATGTTATTGAAGATTTCGTGGATCTCAACTCTGACTACAATCCAACTAATTTCCCGCCATAACAAGGTTGTATAATGAAGAAACCAGACAAGCTCAAGTTACTCGCAGTTGGCACTAAAATGATAAACGATCACGATGCTCTAGATGGCGGAGTATGTCGTTACATTGGTCGTAGATGGGATGCAACCCTACATGGGTTTCCACCTTCAGACAAACCATCTGAAGTCAGACCGCTCCCAGAATACGTCTATGCTGTTCAGCATGGTGATCTTGCCCCAGCCGATCAGGCAACGGCAGATTATTGCGGAGTTCAATTCATCAAACCACAACAGGCAGATCTAGCCGAACTAGCTGGTACAGAGCCTTTCAACGGCAAGTTTTAACACACATACTTCTTATAAGGTAAACTCATGTCATCTCCAAGCATTCCACTTATCGGTCTAGCAACTACGGACTTCGTTCCGGGCACCTACATTGCAGTTAATTTTGCATCAGGCCCAAGCGCTGGAACTGAAAACCCAATCACTATGTTATTGATGGGTAATGCTCTATCTTCGTCTTATGTAACCTCTCAATCATTATTTGATGGTTATGTCTTCGGGCCAGACGTTGAAGGGTTTACCTGTTCCACTGAACAAGATGTTATCAACCTATTTGGTAACGGCTCTGAACTTCACAGAATGTATCGAAGAGTTGCTAAAGTCAACCAAGGTACGACTCCAGTCTACTTCGTAGCTGTTAAAGAGTCGACAGGCGCCTCGGCTACCGGCACCGCTACATTCGCCACTACTGCAACTGGCAACGGCTCTGCTCGTGCCTATGTTGGTGATCAATTCGTTGATTGCGCCATCACCACTGGTGATTCTGCATCTACGGTTGCTACTAACCTAGCTGCTCAGATCAACAGCCAGCTTAATTGGGCTGTAACTGCCTCTCCATCCACTGGAACCGTTACAATCACCTCTAAACAAAAGGGCCCTCGTGGCAACTCAATCCGCTTCGCAGTTCGCGTTGTCGGAGTTAGCGTAGGTACTACTTCCACTGCTCAGAACTTTGCTAACCTCTCTGGTGGCACGACCGCTGACTCTTGGACTAATGCCCTCGCAACCATCAACCCAAAGAAATTCACCTACATCTGTTCCCCAGGTGAAGATGCAACTTCCACGGGTAACTTGGGTCTCTTAGTAGCTCAGGTCGTTTCTAACGCACTTCCAATCCCTGGCATTCGTCAGAGAGTCTTTGGTGGAAACTCAGGCTCCCTCGGTACAGTTAATACATTTGCCAAGGCTCTTAACAGCCCATTGGCCGATGTAATCTGGCAGCCAAACAGCAACCTAACTCCAGGTGAGTTGGCTGCTTATACTTGCGGTTCAGTTTGCTTAGGTGAAAGCCAGAGCATTCCAATCTTCAACTGGGACTACCTTGGCACTACCCCACAAACTGCCGCTCTATGGCAGGTATCTGCTCCATTCGATGGAACTACGCCATCTCGTGCAGACCTCAAGAGCGCTCTCGTCAACGGTGTAACTCCAGTAGCAACTCTCTCCAGCGGTAAAAGTTCGTTGGTTAGCTTGATTACTACTTACTCCCAAGACCCTGTAACCAGCAATTTGGACACTCGTGTTCGCGATCACAGCATCGTAACCATCATGTTCATTGCCGCTGACTTAATCTCTTCGGTTGTTTCTCAAAGCTTCGCTAACAAGCAAGCCGGTAATGACCCAGCCAAGGGACAGAAACCACCTACTTCTCAGGTAGTTACTCCAGGTATCGTTCGTTCTACTATCAACAAGGTCATTAGTCGTCTAGGCGATAACGGATTCTTGCAGAATGTTCAGAACTCTTTGGATGCTACTCAAGTAGTTCGTGAGACCTCCCCAGATTCAAGATTTGGATGCTTGGTTCAATTGCAACCAATCAGCAATGCTCACCAGTTTGCAATCAACCTCAACCAAGTTAACTTCTTGGCCTAATTTACAATCATAAGGTAAAACATGTCTCAAGCACAACTATACACTAAAGTAACTGTTTATGTCAACGGCGCTCTCTTAACCGAGAATGCAGACGTAAGAATTACACGTAACGCTGGTTTACTTCCAGTAAACACTACCTACAAGGGTTTCGCGGGTTTCACTCAAGGTGCACCCTTCATTGAAATCGAAGTAGGTAACGCAGTCCCGCTGGCCGGGTTTGAGTATAACCCAGGTGAAGATGAGCAGAATGCTAACTTCGTCAACCTGACCTTAGTCGCTGCTGGTCAAACACTCGCTAACTGGCAGACGTTCTAATCTAAATCTTCACAAATTATCTTATGAGTCTATATGGCCACTTACCTCGAAAGAGGCAGGTGGCCTATTTTCTTGCAAGAATAACTCGATATAGTAAGTACCATGGCAAACAAAACTAAAGAACCAGAAACCAAAGACCTCGATTACTCCAGTTTATTCAACGATCTATCTAAGCGTAAACAACCCACTAGATTAGTTGATCTACCAGCATTTGATGAAGATGGTAATCCAATTTGCAAAGTTCTTATTAGAACTCTAACTCATGATGACCATGTAGAAATTCAGAAGAATGCCACAATAGAATGTGATAGAATCTTTCAGAAATTAGAAGTAGTAGTTGAGAGAGATAGTAAGGTATATCGTGAAAGACATGATAACATTACGGCTAAGCATTTTATCTTCAGGTCTTGCCGAGCGCCAGAGAATGAGAACAAGCCATTCTTTCCAACCCCAGAACATGTTGGCAAGTATTTAAGCAATGATGAAATTGCTATTCTACTTCAGCATTATGAAACTCTACAGTCAGAACGTGGCCCTATCATTGCATTTATGGATGATGCTAAGTTTGAAGAGTGGATTACTAAACTAGGGAAAGGGGCGGAAGAGAGTCCATATTTTTTAGATCGCTTCTTGCCGGAAGCGAAGAATCAATTTTTAATGTATATGGCACGCCAGTTGCTGAAGTTTCAGACGGACAAATTCTCTGCTATCTCGCCTGTAGAAAAATCGCCCAAAGAGTCAGAACCAGCACTCTAAATCCACCAAAACCAAACCAAGACTTAACGGCAGATGAAGCCACGTTCGCCAAAGACGCGGTAAGAGAGACTGCTTTTATCAAATTTATCAGAGCTAAACATAGATGACTGAACTCGGCCCTATTGACATAAAACTTACTGCATCAGGCATTTCTGATGTTCTAAATGCTTTCAAGAGCATTGAAGATCGTTGTGTGGCATTAGAGCGTAAGTTAGATGCCATTAGCAAAGAAGGCGCTCGTAAAAGAGGTAAGACCGCTAAAGATGAAGCTAATGATAAAACTAAATCCAAAGACCAAGAAGTTAAAGACTCTGACAAAGCTGAACAGACCAAAACTAAAGATACCGAGAAGTGGGCTAAGCAGCGTGAACGCATAATCCATAACTCTGCTATGATGGCTGGCCGTTTGGCCAAGCAACAAGCTGACCAAGAGATTAGCGAGGCTCAAAGAAGTGCCAGCGCTCGTGCCTCATTCTCTCGTCAACTATCAGGTAGAATTGTTAGTGATTTTCGTTCTACTCTAGGTCACGCCACCAGGCTCTTCGGAACCCTAATGGCATTGGGTGGTGGTTTGTCTGTTCAGAATGCTTTTGCTAATGAATTGAAGATTTCCAAGTCTGCTATGGCACTTGAGATTGCTTCTGATGTTCCAGGTAAACCTGAACAGAAAGTAACCGCGGCCGAGGCAACTGCCAAGGCCCGCGCCCTCGGAATCGAATACGCCACACCAACTAGTGATGTTCTAGAAACTCAACACGCTATTATCGCCAAAACTGGTCAAGGCAAGAAGTCTCAAGAACTACTTGGCGATGTTATGAAGATTGCTACCGCTGAAGGTGCTGATCCCAAAGAGCTGGGAACTGCTATCGCTTCTGCTATGGCACAGAATCCAAAACTTACTAATGAAGAAGCTCGTAATCTGATGAAGATGATGGTTGACCAGGGTAAGGTAGGTGCCATTGAAATCAAAGACATGGCCAAGGTCATGCCCATTATTACCAAGACATCTGCTATGTATGGTGGTAATCAGAGTGATGCTCAGGCCCGTCTTGTTACTATGATGCAGACTG